TCGTGGTCGGGGCGTTGATGTTGGCGATGGACGACGCCCAGACCACCTTGGTCATTCCGTCGTTGATCAGGTCAGACATGGACCCTCCTCAGGGCATGAAAAAAGCCCCGGGCGACGGGGCGAACAGTGACGGGTTCGGGCGTCAGATGACGAGGCTGGCGACGGTGACGCTGGTCGTCGACGAGTAGGTGATCGCCGCGGTCTGCCCGTCGGCGACCGAGGCGAACAGGTCGGCGGTGATGGGGCCGATCATCTTGTCGCCCGTCGTCGCGGGGACGGTCACGACGAGGTCCGCGACACCCTGGCCGCGGATCTTCCCCGTCGCCGTGATGGTGACCGTCATCGACGAACCGTTCGTGTTCTTGACGTGCAGGAACGACCGCTCGCCGCACGTCACCGTGGTGGACGCGGCAGCAGCCGAGTAGGTAGGGGTCAGGCCGCTCAGAGCGACGACCTGCTGTGCGAGAAGCGCCATGAGAGGACTCCTGTCAGGCGGGAAGGGACTTGATCCGGTACTGCACCGGCACGAACCATGCCGGTGGGGTGGTGTCGTCGTCGCGCTGCACCGGAGGCCCGCCCAGATCCTCCGGCCGCCACGCTGAGCGGCCCTCCACCGACAGAGGGCCGCTCAGCGCCTGCCGCACCCTGTCCGCCACCCACAGGGCCCGCTCCATCGACCCGCCCACGCAGGTCACCTGGAACGTGGTCATGAAGTCGGCTCGCGTGTCGGCCAGGGAGTCCCGGACCGCCTCGCCAGGCTCAGGGTAGAGAACCGCGTACTTGTCGGGCGGCGTCCACCCAGCTGTCGTGGGGGTGCCGCCCAGGAAGACGGTCAAGTCGGCGGCTTCCAGGGCGGCTTGGACTGCGTCCACATGCGGCAGGACTTCGGGAGGCGCAGCCATCATGACCACCAGGCCAAGCCGCGGGCGACAATGATCGCCATCTGCGCCTCGAAGAGCGGCTCCTCCACATCCAGCGCCCGGCCGCCGTCCCGGTGCGGAGGATTGTTCACCGACCCGTACTCCAGGATGTTGCCGAGCGCACCCTGCGGGCCGCCCTTGTCCGGTCCGATGATCGCCATCCACAGGTCCGGGCCGTAGGCGGCGAAGTCGAAGCCGATCGTGCCCGGGTAGTGCGGGGCGTGCCGGCCGGACGAGGCGCGGGCGTTGGCCCGCCAGTCCCGCTTGATGTTCACCGCGCCGCGCATCGTCACCGCCCGGGCGTCCCTGCGTGCGCGCGGAACAGCGCGGACCAGATGGCGTTCCAGGCGACGCACGTCGCGCATGTCGAAGCGAGCCCTCATGCTCGGTCCTCCGTCCTGATCCGCCATGCCGTCGACTGATCCGAGAACGAGGCACCCGTCACCCACAGGATCAGGCCGACCATGCGGGCATCCTCGGACCCCGTCACCTCGACCCGCATCCCCGGCAACACCCGGACGCCGTCTGGCAGCGTCGTCGACCAGGGCACGGACACCTCGTACTCGCGCAGCACCAGCTCGCGCTCGTCGGCTTCCGCCTCCTCGCCGGTCGCAGCCGCGATGGCTTTCACCCGGGCCTTGCCCGCATACAGCGTCGACTGGGCGCCAGGCGTCGAGTTGCCCGTCGTCCGGTCGAAGCCGTCCGGAGCCTGCGAGTAGAGGCGGATCGTGTCCCGCATGCGGGCCTCGGCCTCGCGCCTGCCCGCGGCCAGTGTGGCGTCCAGGATGCTCATGACGGCGCCACCGAGAACGCGGCCCGCCGGTAGGGGCGGAGGTCTTCCTTGTGCTGCTGTGTGAGCTTGGCGCTGCCGATCGTCTCCGACGCGAATGTGCGCTGGAAGTCGTCGATGCTGACCTGCCTCAGGTTCTCCGGGTTGGCCAGGTTCATCGTCGCCAGATCCAGGACCACGTCCACAAGGTCGTCAGGGATCTCGGTGTAGCCGTGACTGTAGAGGCCGCGGACCTTCGGCGCCCACACGCCCTGCGCACGGTTCCACGGCCAGCCCATGAGGCGGGTTGGGGCCTGCCACGGGTAGCCGCGAGTGAGTTCGTTTCCCAACCGCGAGTAGTCGCGGCCTTCTACCGCCTCCCACTCGATGCCGCCGAAGTCGGCGACCTCGGTCACGGTGAGGGGGTGCGCATCGTCGACGACGAGCGGGTATTGCGGGAGCCGCAGAATCCGCTCCCCACCAGGCAGCTCGAACGGATCGTTCTCGACGAACGTGATGTCCTGGCGGGTGTAGCGGCGAACCCTGGCCGAAGCCCGGCGCAGCGCCAATTCCAGGGCGGCGTCCGTGCCGCTGGCGCCGGCGTTGCGGAGGTCGGCCGCCGTGGCGAGCGGGGGAAGAGCCATGGCGGCCTCCCCTCACTCGCCGGAACCGGTGAGCTTCTCCAGCTGCTTCACCAGAGTCGAGCGCGGCTTGTCCTTCGCCTGCTCCGCCTCCAGGGCCTCTGCGGCCCGCTCGGGGTCGTCGCCCACCCACCGCAGGACGTCGGCGGCAGTGGCGTCGATGTCCAGCTCCGCAGGCGGCTCCTCCGGCTCCTGCTCGGCTTCCGCCGGGGCCTCCTGCGCGGCGAGCCACTCTTCGGCCGCCTCGTCCGCCGGTTCCACGCCGGCGCCGGTCTCCAGCAGGTGCAGGGCGAACCCGCCGGACACCTCCTCGCCCTTGGCGAACTCGACGATGCCGTAGTTGTAGTAGGCGCGGCCCGCCTCGGTCACCTTCACACGCATGAGTTCCTCCTCCATGCCGCCAGGGAGAGGTAGGCCCCTCCCTGGCGAGGCATCGTCAGGCGTGCTCCAGGACCACGGCCCGCTTGAACAGAGCCGAGTCGCTGTTGGCGAGCGAGTCGGACGGGACGCCGTAGTCGCCGACCCAGCTCCACGAGGTGGACAGGGTCTGCTGCAGGCGGTCCTGTGGCGGGCGGACGATACGTGCGACCTCGACACCCGGCGCCACGTTGATCATCGAGATGTCGGGGACGTCCTCCACCCCGGTGCCGCGCAGCAGGTCTCCCATGCCCTCGAACGGTGCCGCCACCAGGGCGCCCGCGCCGAGCACGATCGGCCGGTGCACGGTGACGGTTCCCGAGGACCCACCGGCGATCGTCGGGCATTCGTTGTTGCGGACCCAGTCGATGCCGCCGAACCGGCCGATCGACAGATCCCGGTAGACCGGGGAGTCGACCCGGCCCTGAAGTGCCTGCTTGAAGTCCGAGTCGGAGAACAGCTGCGCCTCGGTGTCCGGGTCGATGTGGCCGACGTAGTAGCCGCCCACGGTCGGCACGTTCATCTTCCGCAGCCGGGTGACCGCCGAGCGGAACATGGCGAACGTCGCCACGTTGGAGCCGGTCAGGTCGTAGGCGGTGTCGCCGGTCGGGCGGATCGTGGTGGGCGCGTTCGCCGCGATCACGTAGTCGCCCGCCGTGTCCGCACGCGCCGTGCCGAGGGTCAGCGTGTTCGTGCCCGTGTTCACGCCGGTCACGGTGTTCGCGACGCCCTCGATGGTGACGGAGAGCGGGCTGGAGGCGGAGACTGCGGTCGGTACGCCGTTGACGAGGACGTGCGTGAAACCCGCGACCGAGTTGACGATCATCGACGTGTCGGATGTGGCCGTGGTGGTGACCCAGGTCCGTCCGCCAGCGTAGGCGCCGTACAGCTTGTTGCGGGCGATCTGGTTCAGCGACTGGCCGGCGTTGATGCCGAGGGTCTGCACGTCCGCGAGGAACTTCGACGCGAGCGCCATCCTCGAGGTGAGCATGTTGGTGTCGACGGCCAGACCGTACTGGTCCATCGTCACGGACCACTGCTCGATGCCGTAGGTCGCCGCCGACGTGTCCGACCCGGTGATCGGGGTCGTCGACGGGGTCAGCAGGCCCTTGCGGGTCATGGTCTTGGTGTCACCCAGACCGCCCTGCCACGGCTCGCTGTCCGCGACCGCGGGGAAGATGAACTCGGGGCGCAGGGCCTCCTGGAAGACGCGGTCCAGGAGGCCGTTCTGCATCATGGCGCGGATCGCGGCCGGGACGGTCGACCGCACGTCGTGGCGGTCGAGCCGGAACCACGGCTTGGCAGCCGTCAGTGTGGTCGACATGGGGTCACTCCTCAGTGATCGTTACGGACACGAGGTCCGGGTACTGCAGGGCGTACTGCTCCAGGCCCAGCAGTGCGGTTTGGGTGATGGCCGTAATGGCGGCGCAGACCCGGCCGTCTTCGGCGTGCTCCTCGTGACCGTCCACCTCGATCGAGGTGCGGCCGTTGCCCAACCGGGCACGGACGTGGATCACGCGCGCAGGCGGAAACCGGGAACAGAGTTGGCGAGCTCGGCCTCCAGCTCTTCCCTGCTTGCCGTCCGGAAGTCGGCCGGCGGATCGTTCGGGCGGGCCCCCTGGCCGGGGTCAGGCTTCGGCGCAGGCTTCTTAGGCGGCTCGGCCACGGCCCTACGCAGGTGCGGCTTGCGCTCCAGCAGCGCTTCGAGGTCGGCCGAGATTGCCTCGGTGTCGATCTCGCCGTCGTCACTGGTGTACGTCGCCAGGTCCAGGAACGCGGCGGCGTCCTCCGGGTCGGCGAACTCGGATGCGGCGGCGCGTACTTCCGCCTTCACGGCCCGTGCCGTGGCCGCCTTCGCTGCCGCCTCGAGGCGATCCGCCTTTGCGGTGGCCTTGTCCAGGTCGGACTTCTGGGAATCCTCGAACTCCTGAACCTTGCGGGCCAGTTCGTCGGCGCGCTTCTTCTCGGCTGCCGCCGCCTTCCTCGCCGCAGCCCGGTCCGCCTTCATGCGGTCCAGCGCCCGCTTGCCCTCGTCGCCGAGCTTGTCGGAGCCCTCCGGGTCCGGTTCAGGCTCGGGGTCTGCCGGGTCGTCCGCCGGATCCGGAGCAGGCTCCGGGGCGGCCGGCTCGGGGTCGTCGTGCCGGTTCAGCTGGAACCAGCCCACGCTCTGGGCAGCGGGCAGCCAGCGATTACGCGTCGTACTCATGGTGATGTACTCCCGTTGCGGGATCGACGGCCGGGCCTTGCGCCGGGCCGGGAAGTGTCGGCTACGTCAGGTAGCCGAACCGCCGGAGCATCGCGATGGCCTCATCGCGGGACTCGGCGAGCTCGAAAATCTGCTCAGGCAGCAGGCGCGGCGTCGTCAGCCGGTACCGGCGACCGATGTCGGCGGGCACCCTGCCGCGGGCGATGGCCCGGGCCCGCTCCTGCCGGTAGAAGTAGCCGCGCGTCGTCGTGCCCTCGCGCGTGGCACGCAGTACCCGCCCGTAGGCGGTCGTGGTGTACATGCCGCGGCGGGCGTTCACGACCTGGCCCATGTCGGCGCCTTCACGGATCGCGCGGGCGCCCGCCGCCGTGAAAACCCGGTCCTGTTCGGCCCGGGACAGCCCGTTGAAGTAGGCGTTCGGGTCAAGGAAGCCTCGGCCCCCTTGCCCGGGCCGAGTGGTCGGGCTGTACCGGTCACTGTTCAGGGAGCCGCGTCGAGACTGCCCGCGGGCGATCAGCGTCGTAGGCAGGTGAATGCAGTCGCACTTGGGGTGCCGCTGGAAGCCCTTGTTCCAGCCGTACTCCTTGCCCGCCAGGATGATGCACCGCGCACATGCGGGCGGCTGGACGACCCGCACATAGCCCTGGATCGTCCGCTTACCGGCCATCGACGAACCGACCGCATTCCGGCCCGCCTGAGTCACCTCGGACGACGACAGGCGCAGCGCCTGGTTCAGCCCCCGCATCAGCGCATCGTCCACGGACAGGCCGCCAGCGATGCCCTGCTTCGTCGTGATGAGCGACAGCAGCATCAGCGAATCCAGCGGGCGGCCGTCCGCTGCCGCACCAGCGAACGCTTCGGGGCGGACCCGGCCCACCCGGTCCGGGTCCGCACCCTCCGCATCCACCACCGCATCCACGTACCCGTCCGCCGCCGCGGCCGACGCCAGCTGGCCAGCCGTCATCGCGCGGACGATCCGTGGCCCCACCGAGGCCGCCCACGACCCCGACAAGTCCCTCGGGTCCAACTGGCCCCACAGCCGCTGGACTTCATTCACAGTGAGCCGCGTCCGGCGCGCCTGCGCCCGCTGGAAAGCGAGCGCGATCTCACGCACCGACAGGGTGACCACCACGTCAGCTCACCGGCACCAGTTCGGGCTCGGGCTCAGAAGGCGCAGGCTCGACGGGCGGCTTCTCCCCAGCCTCCAGCGGGGCGAGGTCGCCGGCCAGAATGCGCTGCATGGCGTCCTGGGCGGCCTGCTCGTCCTGCTCCTCCATGCGCTCGATCTGAGCCTGCGTGTAGCCCATGTCCTCGCGGGTCTGCCGCTTCGGGACGATGCCTGCCTGGAACAGCTTGACCGCGGCGTCCGCCTTCTGCGCGACCGTCGGCGTCGAAGCATCCCGCCAGATCGTCTCCAGTGAGCGGGCGGCAGGGTCCCACACGCCCGACCGGATCCGGATGACCTTGCGCTGCACCCGCTCCCACGTGCCGCCGCTGCCCCGCTGCTTGCGCTCGGAGCGTTTCACCAGGCGCGTCTCTGCGCTGCGGATGCCGTCGGCGGAGGCGGGGTTGTCGGTGGCGTGCCCCATGAAGTGCGGCGGCATGCCCGACATGCTCGCCACGAGCGTCGCCAGCTGCTTGATCGTCTCGTGGAAGTTCGACAGCGACGCCTCAGGGAACTGCATGACGTCGGCGCCGTCCCCGCCCTGGCCCGTCTTCCTGTTCTTCTCGGTCGCCCACATCCGGCCGATGATCCGGCTGAACGCGCTGACCTTGCGGCCGTTCGCGTCGACGAAGTCCTCCTCGCCGAATCCGAAGGCAACACGGCGCGGCGTGGCGTGGTACTCGGCGGACACCATCATGTCGGTGGCGACCTTGCAGGCGGCGTCCGACAGCGGGATGACGTCCATCAGCTCAGAGACGCCGTTCGGGCACTTCAGGCGCGGCCGGTTGGCCAGCACCTCGACCATGACCTCACCGAGCTCGTGGTCGTCACGGTCGAGACCATCGTCCTCGACCCATACGCCCTGCTCCTTCACCCACCACGACGTCGCATTCGGCAGCAGCAGGGTGGCGTGCTCGACCTTGCCCTCCTCGGTCTCCTCGCACCACCGCTTCACCGCCGCCCGCACCTCGCGCGTCTGCGGGTCGAACTCGGCGTACATGTCCAGCGGCGACTCAACCGTGATCAGAGGGGTCGTGTCGTCGTCCTTGCGGCTACCGATCACGACGTAGGCCCGGCCCATGATCAGAGCGTCCAGGTGGCCCTGCTGGGACTGGGTGTCCATGTCGTTGGCCTGCCAGATCCGCCACAGCTCATCGTCCGCGGCGGGCTCCCCCGGAAAACGGAAGCCTTCGACGTCGAGGCGCTCCTCGACGCTGTCGACGACGAGACGGGGCCAGTTGATGACGACCTGGCGGACCGTCTCCTGCAACTCCGCCTGCAGCTCCGGCGCCATGTACGACAGCTCTTGCTCGCCCTCGTAGTAGGCGTTGAGCCGCCTGAGCTCCGGACGCTCCTTGTCGTGGCAGCGGATGAGGTGCTTGAGCCACTGCAACTCCGACCGGTCCACAGGCACCCCCTACCGCAGCACGATCATCTTCGACTTCTTCTTGGGACGGGCCTGGCCGGCCGCTACGGCGTCGCCCGCGGCTTCGTGGGCGAGGATCGAGCACATCGCGATGTCGATCTTCTGCGACTCTGAGGCCTTCTTCAGCAGGTAGCGACCAGCAGGCCTGGCGGCCTTGCGGGCGTTGCGGATGTGCTGGCCCGCCCACACACAGCCGTCATGCCAGAACTCCGAGTCCACCTTCGTCACGTCGGTCGCCAGCCGCTCAGCGGCGCTGTGCATCTGCGCGATCCGGTTCGTGTACCAGCGGACGACGACCTTCTCCCCATGCCTCTCTGCCAGCGTGTCCGTTTCCGTCTCCCAGAACGGAGGGTCCAGGTAGGCGCGCACTACATGGAAGGTCGAGAAGACCTCGTCGAAGGCCGCCATGACCTCCAGGCGCGGCACCTGCCCGCCCCACTCCGCCGGATTCCATACCGTCGGCCGGGAGTCCGGGCCATAGGTCGGCGTGAACTGGTAGCCGTCCAGCGTCTCCAGCCGGATAGCCGTCCAGTCATCGATGTCCGAGCCGTCAAAGCCCAGCGTCACAGCCGTCCCCGGCTCGACGTTCCGCAGCCCGCGGCGCAGATCCCATCGGTCGCCGTCGATGTACGCCCCGGTGCCGGCCACGATGCGGTTCAGGTAGAAGCGTTCCGCCTGAGCCGGATCCTTTTCCGCGATCTCGACCAACTCGCCGTCGATACGGTCCAGGTCAACCCAGCCGCCGACGAGGACGGAGGAGTCGCCGTAGGCGTGCCGCAGCGCTTTGTGCCGCTCCCGCTTGTTCGCCAACGACGCCGGAGCCGGAATCCGGTGATCGCGGTACACGTCCTTCACGGACGCTTCCGCCGTCCGCTGCGCCACGCTCTGCTCGGACGGGTCCCACGCGTTCGTCGTCTCCACTGCCCGGCCGCCAGTGCCGGACAGGTTCCTTCGCTGGGTCTCGGCGAGCTTCCAACCGCCGTTCGCCTCCACCCAGCTGTGCGTCTCGTCCTGCACCGCGAACGTGATGCGCTGACCGAGACGGGCCCGGCCCGAGCTGGTGACCGGCTCGATACGGCCGCCGCCCGGCACGTTGATGCGGGTCTCCCCCGTGTCCGGGATGATGTCCGCCAACGGGCCTTCGTTGATCATCGGGACGAGTGCGCGGTAGACGTTGTCCGTCTGGTCCTCAGACGTCGCCGCGATCTGAATCCACGGCGTCTCCCAACGGCGCCCCACCGGCTCACCGTCTGCATCCCAGCCCGCGAACCGCACCGGGCCCTCCGCCTCGGCGCACACCATCGCGCACGTCAGCGGGCCCTTGCCCCATTTCTGCGGGCGCACCAACTGACTGCGACGGTAGTGCCAGGCAGAGCGCCAGCCGTCCTCGGTGGCCTCCGCTCGAAGCCGGTAGTGCCAGGCGAGGAACGTCCACATCTCGTCCGTGAGCAGGTACGGCTCGCCGATATCGTCGCCGTCCGGGATCACGCAGTGGGACTCGATCCACTCCCCTACCAGCCAGCCCAGCGTGGGGAACTCGCCCGGATGCTCAGGACCCCGCCACGGCATCCGCGGACACCTTGCTCAGGTCAACTTCGCCCTCGAAGAAGAGGACGTGCTCGACCCCCAAGTCCTTCATCGTGCGGCCGAAGCGTTCGAGCGTTTCGTCGTCCTCGAAGACGTCACCGACGTTGCTGAAGACGAGGATGTCGCCCGGCTCCAGCTTGACGAGCTGCGCCATCACGAGCCCCCCGCAGCTTCGGAGTCGACTACTCGCAGCCGCTGCCGGGCCGTCTTCCTGCGTGCCTGCGTGGTGCGCTCCTGCCGCTGCTCGGCCACCTCGTCCGGGGCGACCTCCCAGCGCAGCCTCAGCATCGCCAGCGGCGACAGCCCCAGCCGGTCCGACAACTGCCGGGCCTCCTTCGAGGAGTCCAGGTCGCCCAGCTCTGCCTTGACCTTCCAGCGGACGTACTGGGCAACCTCGCGGGTCCAGCCCAGCCGCTCCCAAGCCACTGCCTGCGGCGTCACCCACAGATCCCGCCACAGCTCCGCCTCCAGGGCGGCGGTGGCCTCGATCTGCTTGTCCAGCACCGTCGCCATCGACTGCGCAGCATCCAGCTTCCGCTGCACCGCGGCCCGCTGGCGGCCCTGCAGATCCGGCTCCAGCAGCTGCAGTTCGTACTCGTCGGCCTGGCGGCGGGCCATGTCCCGCTGCGTGGTGGCGACGACGTCGTGTATGAGCGGCCACTTGGGCGGATCGCCCTGCCGGCCACCCGCCGGAAGTCGGGTCATCGCGACAGTGGCGTTGCGCCTGCGCCGCTCCCCGGCCGGCTTGGGAGGAGGTCCCATACCTGCCATGACTGATCAACTCCAAGTGCCGTTGCGGCACGTCGGCGCCCGCCGTTGCGGCCGGCGCGGGGCAACGCTGGGTCACCACAGGCCCGTGATCATCGGCTTGCCAGACCCGTACAGAGGGGGAG